GAAATTCAGATACAACTGAAACTAGATTAACCGACCAAGAGATTAACTTAGTCGTTGATAGTGCTAAAGCTTTTAAATTCATCGTAGATGATATTGAGAGTAATATGTCACATGTCAACTTCAAAGAGGTTGCTACATCATCTGCTGCATATGCATTAAGAGATTCATATGACGCTGCTGTTATAGCAAACATGTTCTCAGGTGTTTCAACATCAAGTCCAGACCACGTCTTAGGTGCTGATGCCTCTGCTGCTACCCAAACTATGGGACAGCATCAAGGTGGCTCAAATTCTATTGACTTAACTGGGTCTGATGGAACAGGAGCTGACCCATTAGATGTAATGGCATTTATGGCTAAATTACTAGACGAACAAAATGTACCTGAAGAAGGTAGATGGTTTGTTGCTCCACCTGCATGGTATGAGCAACTTTCACAGTCTGGTTCAAAGCTAATGAGTGTTGACTTCAATGCAGGTCAAGGTTCAATTAGAAACGGATTAGTATCAAGTGGAAAACTAAGAGGTTTTGATATGTACAAATCTAACAATATCGCTGCTGCAAGTACAGCAAGTGGTAAAGTGTTAGCTGGACATATTTCATCTACAGCTACTGCTCAAACTATTATTTCAACAGAAACATTAAGAGACCCAACGTCTTTTGGTGATATAGTTAGAGGATTACATGTATATGGCTCAAAAGTACTAAGACCTGAAGCTTTAGTTTCAGCGTTTTTTACAGTCGATTAAGATTGACGAACTCGGGGGAGTCTTTGGACTCCTCCACTTTTAAGGAGATAAAATGGAAGGACAAATAAGTTATTACGAAACTATTCAAGACAAAGAAAAAATATGTCGAGAAATGGTTGGTTACAATGAAAGTTTAAAAGAAAAAGATAAAGGAGATAAATAATGAAACACGGTATGAAAGATAAAAAGAAAAAAATGATGTATGGTGGCACAGCTCGTAAAAAAATGATGGGTGGTGGTATGTACGGAATGAAAAGAAAAAAGATGATGCACGGTGGACCACACAATAACATGGACAGAGTTGGCATGGGTATGGGTGGTGCAATGGATGTTCAAGACCCTAACTAATGAAAGTTAAAGCACCTAAAGGTTACCATTGGATGAAACAAAAAAATGGTAGTTTTAAATTAATGAAACATAAAGGTAAGTTTGTAAAACATAAAGGTGCTAGTTTAACTGCAAACTTTGCTATACAAAAAGTACATACAAAATAATGGCAACAACATATTTAGATTTAAGTAATGAAGTTCTAAGAGAACTAAATGAAGTGGTATTAACATCTGGTTCATTTGCTTCAGCTACAGGTATTCAAGGATTTGTTAAAGATGCAATTAATAAATCATTATTTGATGTAGCTAATGCAGAACCACAGTTACCGTTTTTTAGTGCTGGAGTAAGTGGTAGTACAGACCCTTTTTATGGTAATGTAACTGTAGCTACTGTAGCAGGACAAAGATGGTATACATTAAAAGATGGTAGTTCTAGTATAACTTCAGATTATGCTGCAGTTGACTGGGATGATTTTTATATTACTACTATTAATGTAAGTGGTGAATCAGCTCCTTTTACATCTACAGGATTAAAATATTTAACACTTGCAGATTGGAAAAGATATTATAGGGATGCAGAGAATGCAGATGATGCTGATACACAATCTTATGGTGAACCTAGATATGTATACAAAAGTCCAGACCATAGAAAGTTTGGATTAAGTCCTATACCTGATAAAGTTTATAATGTGCATTTTTATGCCTTTGAAAAACCAACAGCTTTATCAGCGTATAATGATACTATACCAATGCCAGAACAATATAGCAATGTATTAACAGCTCGAACTAGATATTATGTACATCAGTTTAAAGAAAATATACAACAAGCTGCTATGGCATTAGATGATTATAGAAAAGCTTTACGTCATATGAAAAGTAATTTAATTAATCCACAGCCAAAGTATATGACAGATGATAGGAGATATTTCTAATGGCAGCATCTTTGCCATTTTCAGTACCACTACAAGGTGGTCTTAATAAATCTACTAACTCGTTAGCATTATTAAGAACTCCCGGAGTTGCAACAAAGTTAAGAAACTTTGAGGTATCTATCGAAGGTGGTTACAGAAGAATAAATGGTTATACTGTTTTTGGTGGTGGTAGTGCTGTTAGACCTAATACTGCAGAAGATATAGAAGGTTTAGCAGTTTATGCAGATGGTGCAGTAGTTGTAGCAGGTAATGATATATTTTTTAGTCAAGATGGTACAAGTTATTTACAAATAAATAAAGCTAGTGTAGATGCATCTGGTGATAATTTTAGTACCTTTTCAGGTCGTAGTGAGTTATCATTAACTAATATAGACCAATGTGAGTTTGCATTATTTGAAGGTACTTCAGATTATGGTGAATTAGTTATAACAGATAAGAGTGGTAACAATAAACCTTTCTTATTTAAAATGACAGGTACATCTGCAGTATTAAGTTCAAGAACATTTTTTGTTAGTCAAATAACAATTAGTGGTTCTAAGACAGCAAAGTTTTGTACTATCCATGATAATCACTTAGTTGTATCTGGAGACCCTAGTACACCTAATACTATATATTATAGTGCTACTGGTGATATAGATAGCTTTAGTGGTACAGGTTCAGGTAGTATAACATTAGAAGATAAAGTAGTTGGACTAAAAAGTTTCCGTAACGAACTATTTATATTTTGTCAAAACTCAATATTTAAGTTGCAAAATATAAATAATTCTAGTACCATAGCAGTCGTACCAGTTACTAAAAACGTAGGTTGTGTTGATGGACAAACTATTCAAGAGATTGCTGGTGACTTAGTATTCTTAGCACCAGATGGTTTTAGAACAGTTGCAGGTACAGCAAGAATTGGTGACGTTGAGTTAGGAACTATAAGTCAAGCTATACAACCAATTATAAATGATATTGTAGCAGCTAAGAGTACATTACAATTTAGTAGTGTTGTTATTAGAGATAAATCACAATACAGAATGTTTTACAGTACAGCAACAGATACTGCAGCAACATCAAAAGGAATTATAGGAACATTAAGACCTAATGGTTTTGAATGGTCAGAAACATTAGGCATACAAGCTCCAGCTATTACATCAGGATTTGATAGTAGTGGAGTAGAAAAATTTTATCATGGTGATAGAGACGGACATATTTACAATCACGATACTGGTAATGCTTTTAATCCAGCAGGAACAGCTACAAATATAGAAGCAGAGTATCAATCACCAGATTTTGATTATGGAGATTTAGGTACATTAAAAACTTTGGATTATGCAAAGATTGCCTTTACTCCAGAAGGTGATGCACAGCCAACACTTAGAATTAGATTTGACTATGACAGTTTAGATACCCCACAACCTGCTGACATAGTTTTAACAGAGATACCAGAACCAGCTATTTTTGGTGTAGCTTTATTAGGTACACAAAAGTTTGGAGCATCTGAACAGCCTTTATTAAGACAAAGTTTAACAGGTAGTGGACACAGTAACTTTTTTAAAATTTTTAGTGCAGATACAAATGCACCATATGCAATTAACGGACTATATGTAACGTATAGACCTTCAGGTAGACAATAGGAGATATAAAAGATGGCAGGATATACTAGACAAAGTTCATTTAGTGATGGCGATACCATTACTGCTGCACTTTTTAATAATGAATATAATCAATTAGTAAATGCTTTTAACGTAAGTTCAGGACATACCCATGATGGTAGTACAACTGGTGATGGTGGTCCTATATCTACATTATTTAGTAATACTTTAAGTTTTGGTACAAATGCTGAAAGTGATATTGCTATTACCTTTAATGCTGCATCTAATGATGGAGTATTGACATGGAAAGAAGATGAAGATTACTTTGAGTTTTCTGATGACTTATTAATTGCAACAACAGAAAAAATACAATTTAGAGATACAGCTATATACATCAATTCTAGTACTGATGGACAATTAGACTTAGTAGCTGATACAGAAATACAAATTGCAGCAACAACTATAGATATAAATGGTAATGCTGATATATCTGGTAACTTAGGAATAGGTGGTAATTTAACAGTAACAGGTACTACTACATTTAATGGTGGTACTATTACTATGGGTGATGCAGCTACTGACAACGTAGTCTTTGGAGCTGACGTAGACTCAAACATTATTCCAGATGATGATAATACTTATGACCTAGGTAGTTCTTCACAGGAATGGAAAGATTTATATGTTGATGGTATTGCATACTTAGATGGTATTAACTTTAATGGCACAGCAATTACCTCAACTGCTGCTGAACTAAATATATTAGATGGAGTAACATCCACAGCAGCCGAACTTAATATTCTTGATGGAGTAACTTCTACCACAGCAGAACTAAACATCTTAGACGGTGTTACAGCTAGTGCAACAGATATAAATCTTATAGATGGTATAACAAACGGAACAGTAATAGCAAGTAAAGCTATTATAACAGATTCAAACAAAGACATTACTGGTGGTAGAAATATTACTATTAGTGGTCAACTTGCAGCAGCTACATTAGATATTAGTGGTGATGTAGATGTTGATGGTACATTAGAAGCTGATGCGATTACAGTAAATGGTACAACTTTAGCAGAAACAATTAGTGATACTGTAGGAGCTATGGTAACTTCTAATACAGAAACAAACATTACAGTTACTTATGATGATACTGACAATACACTAGACTTTGTTATCGGTACACTCAACCAAGATACAACAGGTACAGCAGCATTAGCTACAACAGTTACAGTATCTGCAAACAATAGTACAGATGAAACTATTTTTCCAGTATTTGTTGATGGTGCTACAGGAACTCAAGGATTAGAAACTGATACAGGTTTTACATATAATCCATCAACAGGTTTATTAACTGCTACAGGATTTTCTGGTAATTTAACAGGAACACTTCAAACAGCAGCACAAACAAATATTACAAGCCTTGGTACGCTTACAGGTTTAACTGTTGATGGAGATGTAACTTTTACAGGAAGTAGTAGTAATATTGTATTTGATAAATCAGATAATGCATTAGAGTTTTTAGATGATGCTCAAGCTAAATTTGGTACAGGTAATGATTTAACAATTGACCATAGTTCATCAACAAGTGTAAGCAGAATTATTGATAGTTCAGGAACTCTTAATATTCAACAAAGTGGTGATGACGGACAAATTAGATTTCAATGTGATGATGGTTCTGGTGGTGTTACAAGTTATTATCAAATTTCAGGTTCGAGTGAAACCAATATATTCTTTAAGGACATAAAACTTGGCGACAATATAACAGCTAATTTTGGTGCTTCTAATGATTTACAGATATTTCATAGTGGGTCAGTAAGTAATATAAAAGATATAGGTACAGGAATATTACAGCTTACAACTAATGGTGATGCTGTTCAAATTTACGATTCAGCAAATACTACAACCATGGCTAGATTCAATACTGGTGGGACAGTAACTTTAAATCATGCTGGAACGCAAAGGTTTCAAACAACAGCTACTGGTATAAATGTTAATGGAACAACAGTAAGTGATGCTGAAACTGCATTTAGTACAGCAGCAAACACTCCAAACGCAAGTTTAGTAGTTGGAAATACTTCTACTACTGTTGCCAATGGAGAATATAAAGGTGCTGTAGGATTTGCAAGAGGTAGTGATACTATACAAGTTCGTTCTGCTATTGTTGGAAAACAAACACATACTTCTGCAAATAGACAAGGATTAGCTTTCTTAGTACATTCAGATACATCTGCAGCAACTTTAAATGAAGCATTGCTTATTACTCACGACAGTAAAATTGGTATAGGAACTACAAGTCCTTCAGAAATATTAACAGTTGCAGGTAATATCGCTAATGTTTCAGGAGATATGACACTAGATGTAGCAGGAGATATTATTTTAGATGCTGATGGAGCTGACATATTACTTAAAGATGCTGGCACTACTTTTGGTGAACTTACAAACTCATCAACAGATTTTGTAATTAAATCTACTACTTCTGATAAAGACATATTGTTTAAAGGTAATGATGGTGGTTCTACAATAACAGCTCTTAAACTTGATATGTCAGATGCAGGTAAAGCTACTTTTTTAAATGGTTTTCTTACTACTGGTACTTCTCATACTTTAGGCAGTGGTTTAGGTACAGATAGTGCATCACTTGAAATAGGTCCTAATAGAAGTGATAATGGTAATGCGTTTATAGACTTAGTAGGTGATACAACTTATACCGACTACGGAGCTAGGTTTATAAGGTCTAATGGTGGAGCTAATACAAGTACAAGTATTTTGCACAGAGGCACAGGTGCATTAAGTATAAAAACACAAGACGCTGGTGCTATAAGCTTTTCCACTAGCGACACAGAAAGGGCTCGTATAAGTTCTGGTGGTAGATTTTTAATAGGTCATTCATCAGCTATTACTGCTGCTGGTGGACAAATCCCTTATAGTCAAGTTATAGGAACTACTGCTTCTACTGCTGGTTTTTCTTTAAATAGATTTTCAGCTGATGCTGATGGTTCAACATTGTTTTTTGTAAAGTCAAGAAACGGAACTCCTGGTTCTAATACTATAGTACAAAGTGGTGACACTATAGGCAGTATTGATTTTAAAATGGATGATGGTACTAATTACCAAACACAAGTAGCTAGAATAATGGCTAAAATAGATGGCACTCCGGGAGAAAACGATGCTCCCGGCAGACTAACATTCCACACTACAGCAGACGGAGCAGCTACTGTATCTGAAAGAATGAGAATTGATAGTTCAGGAAATGTTGGAATT